ATACCGTATTCGTGGGAGGCAAGGAGCAGAAAATCCATCTCAAGAAAACCATGCTGTACGCTCCCTACAACGTCATGCGGGGAGACTATGCCGGGACCGGGCTGCCGCATAAGGAGAACGAAGCCACACAGCGGCTTCAGTCGCCCTACAATGCTGCATACGTGGGCTCTCTGGCTTCGATCGTCTTATCGGAAACAGGCTGTCTTCACTTCCCGAAAGTGTTCGGCGTCTTTTCCGGCATTGCTGCGAGCCATACGTTGAACATTTCGGACGACTATGAAGACCTCTGCGACCGAGCGTGGTTTTCGCAGAATATTGGGCACTTCTTCGAGCTCCGCCTGAAAAAGCCTTCGTCGGGTCTCGTGGAGCTGGAGGATATGGACGGACCTGTCGATCTCGGAATCCAGGATCTGGACGCAGTGGCTCCACCGGCCGTCCTGCGTAACAACGAAAGCGGTGAGGACGACGTTGATGATGACGACGAGGACTCGGAGGATGAAGATGACGATCAGTCCTCCTACGAGTCTGGAAACTCTACAGACTATGTGTTTGAAGTGCGATCGTGCTCGACCGATGATTCGATGGAGGAGGAGAACGGGTTCGAAGAGCCGGAAGAAGACGAGGCATTTGCCCACGCCGTTTTTGAAGATGCCCCCATCCAGATCACGGCAATGGAGGCCTGTGAGGGCACCATGTATAAGTTATTCAAGGAGAACCCAGAATGGTCGAAGCGGTATGCGTGGGTTATACAGGTCGTGTTTGCGCTCGCATACGCACAGCGGACCTTTGGGTTCGTGCACAACGACCTCCACGTGATGAACGTCATGTACGTGCGCACCGAGAGCGAATTCGTCTACTACAATCTAGGAGGCAAGACGTATCGTGTACCGACCTTCGGATGTCTTATAAAGATTATTGACTTTGACCGTGCAACCCTCTCTATTAAATTGCCAAAGATGCGAGACTCCAAATTCTTCATGTCGGATCAGTTCGAGCAAGAGGAGGAGGCAGGGGGGCAGTACAACACGCAACCCTTTTACAATCCGAAATACCCAGAAGTCAAACCAAATGCGTCCTTCGATTTGGCCCGGATGGCGTCCTCGATCTTTCTGAACTGCTTTCCGGGCGGAAAGGAGGGAAGTACAGACTCCATACCTCTCTACAATCTATTCAAGCGCTGGCTCACGCTACCCGACGGAACCTCCATCCTCTTCCGACCCGACGGAATTCACGAACGGTTTCGGGGCTTCCAGCTATACAAGGCGATTGCAAGGTACGCCCGTGACTCCGTGCCTCGCAAGCAGATCGAGCAGAACCGCATTGCGGACGAGTACCTCTTTACCGAGAAGCTGCCGATGGGCGAGACGTGCCTGCTGATTGAGTCATAATTTCGCAGGTAAGAATATGTACGAACCCCGCAAATACTTCAGTGGCCTTTCCAAGACTCGAAAAGCCCAACGAAAGCGGGAAATCCGCAAGTACGGTTCCATGTCGTGGAAAACTCCGAAAGCCTACGTCGGATTCAAGACAGACAGGGGCGCCAAGACTCGGAAATCGGGATATACGGCACAATGGAAAAAGCTGTATCCGGATGCGAAATCGTTGGAGGATAAATCTCGAGCGACGGGGGTGCCGGTAAAAGCTCTCAGAGAATCGTACAATCGGGGAATGGCGGCATGGCGAACGGGGCACCGGCCGGGAGCGACGCAGCAGCAGTGGGGGTATGCCCGAGTGAATTCACTGTTGCTGTGTGGAAAAACATTTCATTCGACTGATTCCGATATTGTGAGGAAAACACGCAAAACATCAAAGGCTGCACGGGCGTGGTGGAAGACGTGTTAGAACGACGGCTTTCCGACAAACATATCCCCCGCAGCGGCCGCTGCAGATCCCGCTGCCGTGGATGCCATCTCCAGCACCTCGGAACTTCCTCCGAGGGCAAACACGAGCCCACCGGCGCCGGCGCCCGAGACTGCGCCGATCTTAGCGGCGTCCGGCCACTCAATCGGCTTGCTGCGAGTGTACCGCTCGACCGCATAAATACAGACAGCCGCCACTGCGACGATCGCCATCACTGCAATAAGGTTCGTGTCGACCATCTCTGTTTGTTAAGCAGATGTGCATTGCTTTACAGCTTTAGAACGAGCGTCTCTCCATCCGTAGGGACGGCTAGCTCGACCTTTTCATCTGCTTTCAAATCCACGTCGAGAGACTTTACGAGGTCGCCGAGATCCATCGTCTCCTCGGTTAGTTTTATCTTCGGAGGCTCGTCGTCGTCATCCTCGCTGTCCTCGCTCTCCTCGTCTGTTTCGCCCTCGTTCGAGAAAGACACGGCACGAGCTGGCTCTGGCTCTGCCTCCTCCACAGTCGGCGCTGCTGGGGGCTCCGACGTCGAGAAATAAGTGGTGACGATCGACTGCCACGGCAGGAAAGAGTCCAACACGGTATCCAGAGCGACATCGAGCATTTTATCAATGTCCTGGCGGTTGCGTGCCTGCTGCTCCGTCCGGACGCCCACCGTGCGAAACAAAAAGGCGTGTTCCCAGCACTTGCGGGCAGACTCCTTATACAGTTCGTGCACGAAGCGGGACAGCGGTGGCCGCTCGAACTGCAGGTCGACACTGTCCTCCTTGTCTCCACGAAACTGAACGGCGGCAAAAGCACGCAGGTACGTCAAAAGAACGCCCGTGAGAAGCTCCTCGAGATACGAACATTTCGAAGCGGCGACGATCCGCTTGACTTCGGCCTGCAGGACATCGTCTGTCCACTGGGGGATTCGGGTCAGCAGGTTCTGGAAGGTCATCAGGATCTGATCGGGCTGTCCGTTCTTTTCGCAAATAAGCTTAGCATTATCGTAGACGCTCCAGATACCTTCTGATACGTGAGGAATCACCATTAGCGAAAAACGGTTGCGAATGTGGCGCTTCGCAAATTGGGTTTCTTCTTGGAAACTAGCGCTCATCTATTTATTCAGACTCGGCTGTATTTTAGTTGTACAATGAACGCCATGCCTCCGGCGGCGCTACGTCGACATCTAGCAGCAGCGTCTTAACCGTATCCTTGGTGATCTTCATCGGGAACTCAATTTTTGTCCAGAACTTGTACTTCTTGCCGCTCTCCTCGTCGGACAGACGTAGTAGGTTGATGCGGCTGACGACCGTCTCCACGACACGGATGATGTTGCGCATGCCCTGCTCGCCGTTGGAATACTCTCGAATGATGTACTCGGCCGCTTCCTCGGTTGCACTCAGGTCCTCACGCTTAATACCGGCGTGCTTCAGAACGTCGGGCCACACATAATTTGCAACGATGATTTTCTTCTCGTCGTTGGTGTAGCCGGAACACTGGATGACGGACATGCGATCCTTCAGTACGGGGTGTACTTTCGTCTCATCGTTGAAGGAGAACACGAACAAGCACTGCGATAGGTCAAAGTCTATACCTGCAAAGTAGCGGTCGTGATACTGCGAGTTCTGCGAGCGATCCGTCAAGTGGATCAGCATGGACGTAATTTCCTCACCATGCGGCGTTCCCGAAATCTTGTCCAGCTCGTCAAAGTACAACACCGGGTTCATGCATCCCGACTGCATTATGGCGTCAATGATGCGGCCCCACATCGATCCCTCGTAAGTGTACGAGTGTCCGGAATAATGGGCGATATCCGACGCTCCGCCGAGAGAGAAGAACATAAAGGGGCGCTTCAGGACGTTGGCGATGCCGTTGCGGGCGAACGAGGTCTTGCCGGTACCCATCGGCCCCTTCATGGCGATACAGTTTCCGACCGAATCGGGATTCGAAATCCACTGAGCGAGAATCTGCATGATCTGCGTCTTGGCGGGCAACATACCGTATGTCGCCTTTTCCAGCGTAGCTCTCGACGTCTTTAGGAAGTCGGCGCAGGTCTCGATACTATCTTTGCACGTGACGGGTAGCGGAATGTTCTTTCCGAAGGGGACCCGCAAGATGGCGTCCACCCAGTTGCGAAGCTTCTGCGTCTCCCCGCTATCATTGCCCATTCGGCTCATAGCATCCACCTTGCGAATAATCTCTGACTGGATCTTCGGGCTTGTGTCTAGCGAAAGCACCCGGAATTTGTACGGAACTTCCGTATCTCCGAGAAGTTCAGACACTGCAAACATCTGCTTGATCGTCTTCTTCCGATCTTTCTTGTTCATGTCTTCAAAGTAGCTGCGCTCCTTGCGGTACAACTTAATCGGCACGTCGTCTTCCTCTTCGTCTACAATGACTCTCGGTCTGCGAGATCCGCCCGAGCTTTTACCGCCCAGATGATGGGCGAGCAGCTTGCCGAGAAAGGATTCGTCGACGTCGTCTTCATCATCATATTCCTCGTCGTCCTCGTCGTCCTCGTCGTCCTCCTCCTCGTACTCGTCGTCATCTTCGATCTCCGCATTCACCTTGGCATGTAGGTGGATCTTCACAGATACCGGAATGTCCCCAGGCACCTGAATGCCGTGGACATTCTTTGGGGACGGAGGGCTTACCGGCGGCGGAGGATTTTTAGACTCGTAGTCGTCGAACAGCGTGTCGTCGTCGACCCAGCGAACGGGAGCAGGGCCCTTAGAACGCAGATTATATTTTGGCTCATTTGCAGGTGGTGCGGGCGGTGGGGCGGCTTCCCCGCTCTTGGTGCGGCGTCTTTGATTTTTACGTAGTTCGGCGGCCATCCTATGATGCTATTATTTGATCCAGACAGTTTAATCCATTTTGTCTTCTTCATATAATGGACGAGGCACTTCTCAAATTAGCGCAAGATAAGGTGGACTACGAGGCAGCCCATGACCCCGCCGTGAAGCAGATCCTTCGTATCGTCGAGGATTTTTTGAAAGTTACGCAAGTTCTATGTTATGGCGGCACTGCGATCAACAACCTACTTCCGCCCGAGGATCGTTTCTACGACCCCGAATATGATATCCCCGACTACGACTTTTATAGCAAGGAGCCGCAGGTTCACGCTCTTCGACTCGCCGACAAATATAGTAAGTTGGGATTTAAATCGGTAGAAGTAAAGCCCGGATCCCATCTTATGACCTATAAGGTCTTCGTGAACTTTATGGGAGTTGCCGATATAACGTATCTGGAACCGAAGATTTTTGACAAACTGTGGAAGGAGAACATTCATCGTGGGGGGATTCATTACGTTACGCCCAACTTTCTGCGGATGTCCATGTATCTCGAACTCTCCAGACCGAGGGGCGACGTCTCGCGCTGGAAGAAAGTCTACGATCGCCTCATGCTACTCAACAAGCACTACACTGTCGGCTGTATACAGGATGAAACTCCGAAACTGCCTTCCGAGATATTGACTGAAGCGGAACACAAGGCGATTGAGAAGCTCGTGCACGGCAGAAACATCGTACTTCTGGGCTCTCATGCAATTGAACTGCACTCCAAGTCTCGCAAGAATCTGTGGAATGTTCCCGTGGACGTCCTCACCCCTGCCGTCGACGACGAAGTTAAGAAGTTTGTAGGTGTGTTTGGAGACGACAAGGTGAAGGCCGTCGCTCATCCACCGTACGCAGAACTCCTACCCAAGCATGTTGATATTCTAGATAAGAAGACGGGATCGCTGCGGGTGCGCATATTTCAGACGGTCGGATGCCACAGCTACCACGACCTTAAAAACGGTCTGAAGGTCGCATCCATTCCCACCCTTCTTCAATTTTTCATGGGCTTCGTTTATGCAGATGCTCACTTTCTAGAAGGGTACGACGAAAATCGCATAGTCTGTATTACCCAGCGTCTGGTCGATCTGGCCCACTCGAAGAAGGCATCTCGTCGCTTTGAATTATTGACCCCGCTCGACTGTATCGGGAAGCAGGCGACTCTTCGTGATATCAAAGAACACACATCGGAAATCAAGGAAAAAACTTCAAAAAAATCGAGCGATTTTCTGAGGTTCTTTTTTACATACAAACCCGGAACGCTGAGCGGAACACAGAAGCAGAAGCTACGAAGATCTCTAAAGGAAACCATGCGCCGCCCGCCACGCAAAACAGATGCAGATCTTGTCTCGGATAAATCTGATTAATTATTCCGAATGATGCGGACCGCAGCCGTGGGTTGAAACGGAATGCCTGCGCACGGAGTACACTGGCCGTAGGACGCCGACGTCAGCGAAGATGCGGCTGCGTAAGAGCCCACTGTGTGCGAAATGGCGTACAAATCTTCATGCGAGACTCCCCCAGGTACCGACAGTCTTTTCGCATTGAGCTGCACGTAGTTGTTGCGGATAGACTGGTCACGAACCATGCGAGTGACGTCCGACGAGCTGTACATGCGGGTACTGTACTGGGCATTGCTGTCTTTGTTTGCTGGCGTAAAGTAACACGACGACATCTATATCTTTATCCTAGAATAAAGATATAGATGAAACTGAACTTCCGAAAGTACCTTGCAATTGGATTTGTCGTATTAGCTATGGCGCTGATATGTCTCCTAGCCAACCCGCCCTCAAAGGAGGGCGTCGACGACACCCTTGTGCGCCTCGACAAGATCGAAACGCACGACAAGGAACAGGACGAAGAGATTGATGAACTCAAGAAGCAGTTTGAAGAATCAAAGGCTCGCATTTCGAGCGGCGAAAAGCAGGCGAATTCAGCGATCGGAAACATGCAGATGGTTGTTTAGCGTCATTCTTCAAACGGTAGCTCTTTCACGTAAAAACCACCCCTTTGAAATTCGCTGTAAGCAACCATTCCGTTGCCCCCCGCTTCCATGATAAACTCGCCTGCGTCTTCGGGATCTTCGGCAGAAGCCTTTATATCTATGTTCATAGGTTTAATAAGTTCTTTCACCTTCTCCAGTGCGGCATCACGATTTCTAAATACAGATATAAGTTTCGGACTTTCATCTAGGTGTTCTCCGGATTCGTAAAGAACAAATACACGTTCGGCCCCGCCGACCTTTCGCTGGCTGCGGCTGCGACTCCGTCGGCGAGTCGATCGTTTCTTCGGTAGTGGCATTACATTACGCTTTTAATATTTTTTGATCCACCAGCTTGTGTCGAGATAGGGAGCGTAGGGGGGAATGTCGTTCGGATCCCGCTTCGGCTTGGTGTTAGCGAGCGAACGAACCTCCTGCGGCGTCAAAGCATAGTTGTAGTATATGAAACTGCCGATAAGTCCCTTCCAACCCCCGTTGTCGGCGACGTATACGGCTCCGTCGTTCTGCATCGGAAGAGCGGCCAGAGTTTGATGTTGGTAGAGCGTGCCGTTAATGTAGACGTCCATCGACCGTTGATTTATAGCCACTGCAAGGTGTATCATCTTCCCGGCCGGAAGATTGCGCACGACGATGTTTCCTGGCTTGGTTTGTTCGTACGTATCCTGCACAATGTGGATCTCATTGCGACCACCTCGCATGGTTACAGACGGCGACTGCATCGACAGGTCGGAGTTTCCCTTCACAAACACGATTGGTTTCTTTCCGTCGTCGTAGTCGTTCACAAGAATCCATGCAGCGTATGTAAATTCAATTCCGTCTTCCTCGTTTTGAGATCGAGGCAGAATGGTGTCGATCTTCATGTAGTCACGCCCCTCGTGTAGTGGGTCGATAAGCGTGACGTTCATTTTGACGGGAGATATGCCCGAAGGGAGCACATATCCAGCCCCATACACTAGCTGATAAATGATGAGAACGATAATTCCTATGATGACGAGCGTCATCATGGACAAAAGTATCGTCCGCAAGTCCATTATTGTTTAGAGCGTGTATTGTTTTATTTGTTTTCCGGTGGCGCTATCGTTCACAGAAAAACTAACGTTGTACCCGAACAGCGACTTGGACGGAAGCTCGTTATAATTCGTGCCGCTTGTGCCCTTCATACAGAATGCCTTTGCTTCATTGGGCGTGAGGGCTCTGGACTGGTGGTAGACGTCGATGAGATTTCCAGAAAATCCACCGTTCGGCATCAGCTGTAGGTCGCCCGTCGGGGTCTTGGGTACACCTGGTAGGAGACACGAGCGCACGAGCATGCCGTTCAGGTAGATGTCGACGTTGCGTCCAGACACCGACAGGTTCACGCAGAACCACGACTGAAGCGGGACGTTGTCGACCTTGCATGTGAACGAATCATCCGTAGAGGAACCGTCGCCTCCGACCGGCGCAGGAGAGCTGCTGTCTGCAGATCCGCCCGCTCCAGAAAAGACGTTAATCTTCACGCACAGACTGTTGTCCGTGGGATGAAGGTAGATGTACGGATTGTACCCTCCCGCCGAACCACGCACGAGAACCTGCTTTTCCTCCCCGAATTTGTAGTTCCAGTCCTTGATGAACATCCACCACTGCAGTCCGTAGTTTCCGCCATTCACTCCGGACGAAAGGGGTAGAGTGGCCGCCGTCACCGTACGCGCTGTCCCGGAATCAACCGGAGTTGGCGCTAAGTTGCCCGACGAGGTCGAATTGCCCTGGATTCCAAACACGAAAAAGTAAATTCCGAAAATCAGAAGAGACATAATGACCGAGTAAATCAGAAAGGACGTGATTCGACCGGTAATAGGGGCTTGGCTGCGAAACCCGTAATAGTATCCTAAAGCAATCACGACAATTCCCGCAACAACGCCCGTGATAATAATCCCCGTGTTACTAGCAGGTGCTGCGGGCGCTGCGGGCGCTGCAGGTGCTGCAGGCGCAGCAGGAGGACATTGTGCACTCATTATGTATGAAGCAGGTAAAAACGGAAGCGAAAAAGCCAAGGCTTGTAACAAGCAGCCAATGAATATATTCTGTAATAATTGCGGTCAACGGGGACACCCGTTCCGAGAATGTCGAGACCCAGTATTGTCGTGCGGAATCATACTCCTCCGGAATCGAAGGTCCCCCTCTGAACGCATGCGTCTTCCTATCGACGACATCAACGATGTTGAAGTTCTGATGGTGCGGAGAAAGGACAGTATGTCCTTCACGGAATTTGTGCGAGGGAAGTACGACCCGGCGAGGACGGACTACGTTCGAACTCTTATCGAAAACATGACGAAAGCCGAGATCGTGCGGCTACTGAACGAACCGTTTGACCAAATATGGGCAAAGATGTGGACGGACAGACGTGACCACGAACTTGTAATCGCCAGAGAGAGGTTCGAAATCGTAAAGCCATTGTTAACGTCAGCCTCGTCTACCTACGACGAAGCGGAGTGGGGGTTTCCCAAAGGCCGCCGAATGCGCTGTGAGAGCGACACCCTCTGCGCAGAAAGAGAATTTTACGAAGAAACAAATATCCTGCGCCGCTCGTACCTCGTTGTAAACGGAGTTCAACTCGAAGAGACGTTTCTCGGTACAAACAACATCCCGTATCAACATCGGTACTTCATCGGGCTCCTGTCGGAACCGTTCGATATCCACCAGAAATTTACCGACATGCAGCGCCGAGAAATTTCTGCGATAGGGTGGAAGACTCTGTCGGAATGCATGGATCTTACTCGACCACACTACGTGCAGCGATCTAGTATTCTCGAACAGCTCGTGCGCATTGTACAAGTCTTTGAAGTTCGTCTTCCCAATGAATAATGGTGGGTATAGTGTGGATTGCCCTATGCGCAGCCGGAATATACGCACTCTTTTTTGGACTCGGTGTGGTGTATTCTATAATTTTTTCAACAAGTGAATGCCAAAAACAGGATTGGGCGTCTGCAACCGAAGAAGCTGCCTGGTGGGGATTGTACCCCGTCGTCGCTTGGGGGCTCATCTCTATCCCCTACATTCGCATCCAGTTCGACAAATTCTTCATGATGTTTGGTCTCGGCAAGGAATCGGCGGTATGGGTTTCCTTCGGATATGCACTCATGCTAGCCGCTCTGGCGGGCATTTTCAACCTTCGTTCGGGAGCAACTGCCGCTGCGTGCGTGCCGACCGTTGACGAAGCGGATGCATTCCGCAAGCGCATGATCGAGCTTCAGCGCCGGAAAAATGCAGAGATCGAGGCCGCCAAAGAAACGACGCCGGCTGTCCTGCCTGTTTAGAGCTGCATGACAAAGTGGACGAACAAGTAGGACACTATTGCAAGAATGAGCATCCACCACCATAGCGGAAATACGGTGGCGTCCTTGCGCCCCGCTCCGAACTCACGCACCTTTCCGCCGTCAAAGACGATCGTCGGCTTAAAGTACAAAAGTGCTGACGCAAGGAACAAATAAATCGTAACCATCCACATGCGTGGATCGTTATCAAGCGAGAACATTGTATGGAGAGTGTATTTTATTTACGATGTCCATACAATGGCGGCCGGCGTGTCTGTTCTTCCAAACCGCAAGACATTTGCAGACTACATCGCCAGAATTTTCATGAAGTATCGCAAGCTCGACACGTCCGACGACGAAGATGGCGTAGACGTCTGCGTCCGCCAGTCCGTCGCCAAAGGAGCTCGTGAGCTTCTGCCTTTCCAAAAACTCGTACGTGATTATCTTATGATTGAAACACCTTATCGTGGTCTTCTCGTGTACCACGGCCTTGGGTCCGGCAAGACCTGCTCGTCTATTGGAGTCGCCGAGAGCCTTCTGTCCGACAAAAAGGTCTTTGTGATGCTTCCTGCTTCACTGCAGAATAACTTCCGACAAGAAATCCGCAAGTGCGGGGATCCTATCTACATGCTCGATAACTACTGGGAAACTCGGGTCATAAGCAGCGATGCCGACAAGGTTCCCGCTCTTGCTCTGAAAATTCCAGAGGAGCTGCTTCGCACGGAAGGCCGCTATTACGTCACCGTTCCCGGGCGGGAACCCAATTACAACACTCTCCCCTTGGATATTCGCAGGGGCATCGACAAACAAATATCAGCACTCATCGATGCAAGGTACACGTTCATTAATTACAACGGTCTGAATTCAGAGAGCGTAAAGGTTTTGATTCCGGAAGATGACCCCAAAACCTCTACTGTGTTTAACGATAGTGTCGTCATTATCGACGAAGCGCACAACTTAATTTCCAAAGTTATAGGTGGTTCGAACATTGGACAGAGAATATACGATGCATTGTATTACGCAAAAAGCTGCAAGGTTGTTCTTCTGTCGGGCACGCCCGTGATAAACCGCCCCAACGAAATTGCATACTTTATGAACCTTCTGCGAGGACCCGCCGAGCGCATTCTCATACCGGTCCGTGAGCTACCTACGTGGGACGAGGCGGGCATGGGGGCGTATTTCCGCAAGATGCCCGAAGTGGATACGGTAGAATTCAACAGCGTGAAGCGCATGATTCAGGTCGTTCGCAATCCTCCTCATTTCAAGTCTGTATACGGGGCTTCTGGAGGACGCATCGCCGTCCAGTACGATCGTGACATGGATAGCAAGACGTCAAAGGATTGGGTCGACGGTATTCGGGGGAGCTTTGCGTCCACCTTCCCGGGCGGAGTCCTTGCCGCCCGTGAATACGTGTCGGTTGAATATCTAGAGTGCTTGCCCACGAACTTTCAAGACTTCGTCAACACCTTCGTCGATGGTCTCGACGTGAAAAACGCTCTCCTTTTCCAGAAGCGCATTCAGGGCCTCGTGTCCTACTATAAAGGTGCAGACGAACGCATGCTTCCAAAGCGCATCGAGGACGACAAGGTGTTGGAAAAAATTGAAATGTCGGACGAACAGTTCAACAATTACCTCGAGCAGAGATGGACCGAAGTTCAATCGGAAGGCAAGAAGGGGGCATCGGGGGTCGGATCTCTGAACGAAGACTTCTCCTACTACAGAGTACTCTCCCGCATGGCCTGCAATTATGCGGTTCCCAACGAGCTGAAAGCCTTGTTCACGTCGATACCAACGACGACGGACGAACGAAAGGAGGTCGACAAGTCTGCCATTCTTGATAAACTCCGTGAAAATCCCGACAAGTACCTCCGCCCCGCTGGACTGGCGACCTATTCGCCCAAAATGGCAAAGGTTCTCGCCAACATGCTCGAGGAGGGCGACCACAATCAGTTTGTATATTCAAACTATCGCAGTCTCGAAGGTCTTGGTATCCTGTCTGCAATTTTAGAAGCCAATGGCTTTCAGAAATACAAGCTGACGAAGGTCGATGGAAAATTTCGTGAAAGCCCTGATATGGACCCCGCAAAGCTGGCGTTTGCGTTCTACACGGGCGAGGAAGACCAGACAGAAAAGGAGATCATGCGTCTCATTTTCAACGAGGACTTCAAGGGACTGCAGTCGAACTACGCTGAACACGCCCAGACTATTCGAGAAAGCATAGTTGCCCGTGGTGCTAAAAAGATGCTCACAATTCTCATGGCCACCTCCAGCGGCGCCGAGGGTATCAACCTCAAAAACGTGCGCCGCCTACACATCATAGAGCCGCACTGGAACCCCGCCCGTCATGATCAGGTCATGGGCCGTGGTATTCGCCTCTGCTCTCATGCTACCCGCCAGACCCTCGTTGATGGCGTTGTGACCGACAACGTCGTACCTGTCGAGGAACGTACAATTCGCATTTCGCTCTATCTCTCAGTGTTTACCAAAGCTCAGGCGGCATCCACCACTGCGTTTAACGTCGTCCCGATTCGACGAGCAGACATGCGACCCAAGCGCTTTGACGGGTCCAACGAAGACGCCTTCCTTTCGAGCGACGAATTTCTATATGAAGTTTCCTACGAAAAAGGCCGGATCACCGAAGGGATTACTCGTCTGATAAAACAGGCGGCCGTCGACTGTGAAATTCATCGTAAACTTCATAGTCGGGAACAACCCGTACTGCAGTGCATGCGATTTGATTCTACGATCAAAGGGGAGGATTTGGCCTACAATCCAAACATGAAGTCCGATGAGCGAGATGATTCATATCTTCGAAACATTATCAAACGAGGACGTCGCCTGCAGAGAATTCGCATTAAAGACATTGTGTTTTTAGTGGATCCAGATTCGAAAGAAGTATTTGACGAGCCGGCATTCGGAGATGCCCAGCGTCTTCTGAAGATCGGCACGCTACTTTCTGATCGCATTCAGTTCTTTACGACGACTTTGGCAGAGTAATGACCGACTCCAAAAAGTTGTCACACACTCGTGACCACGGGCGATCCGTTGCCGCCTTGATGCACTTGGCGGACGTCTCGGGAGACAACATCCCAATCGCCTTCTTCATAGCCTCTGCAACCTCCTCGGCCGTCGCAGACACCTGTGTCGATCCCACGCCCGCCATCTGAGAAAGATATTCGTACGTCGACGGCTTGATAAGAACACCCGTTGACTCGTCAATGAATGAACGGTAGCCACCAATGTCCATAACGACCTGCGGAGCGCCGGTCGCCATGTGCTCCAGCTGGCAGAGACCGAATCCCTCGCCGTTCGACGTATTCACACCGATATCGGCCGCAGCGTACATCTGGTTGATTGTCTCGTCGTTGAAATACGCAGCCGGAGGCGTCGTATCAATGGTTATGATGCGCTGACCGTACGTCGTAGGCTCGAGACCGACACGCTTGAGTTCGTTGATGAAGATCGCCAACGGGCTGTAGTATCCGCCCGACTCTGGCTTTACGCCCGTTACGATAACGAGATACGAGTTCGGGTTGGTCAAAAGAACACGTGTAAACCCCATGACCGTCAGGTCAAGACGCTTCCGCTGCGAGTTACGATTCACGTTCAGAAATACGACCGCATCGCTAGGCACGTTGATCTGCTTGCGGAAGGCCACACGCTCGGCCGCAGGTGCGGGCTTGTACGTGATTGTGTCCACACCGTGCTCCAGAACGTCGATGGGGAGTGTCGCCGTCGTCAAACGTGTCTTGAGATGCTCCTTCCAGCTCTCCGTGAAGCACAGGATTCGGTCGGCGGTATTTTCAATGCGCCGAAGGAGACCCATGTCGGCACCCTCGTAGACTTGGTCCAGATACACCCAGATCTTGAACGTCTTCGGAACGTCCTTGATCGCCTCCAAAAACTGATTAACGACAATCGGGTCGTTGTAGATCATAATAACGTCAGGAGTGACGGTTTCAACGTACTCTTTGAGCTTATTGAAACCAAACCCGTGCTCACGTGGCTCCTCATTGGCGGCTGCATCGTACTGCACAATGTTCGTGAGAGGTCGCATCGGCTTCGGCGGCCTCGCCGTCGAGCGCTGGAAGCCAAAGTGAAAGACCTTGACGACGGGGTGCAGCGTCGCCAGCTGCTTCAGAAGGTTGTGCGACACCTTCGAGTACCCTGTCGTCTGTTCCGTGTGTGTGCTGACCAGAAGAAAGCGAGTTGGGGGCATTACATTATCATAATTCCTATCTGTAAATATAATGGCTGCTAGGTTCTCAAGTGCTTCCGAGGTTACGGAATATCTGAAACGCAAGGCGAGCGCTGATTATTACACAAACAATACGGCGTCGCAGAAACACGCCTACTCTTCGACATATACCACTTTCTTGGGAGCCAACGTGTCCGCACAGGGTGCCCGCAAAATTGGAGGATGTCAGCCCGGAAGTACAATCGACAACGCCACGTGCTGCCCGAACACCCGTGGATTCATCCAGCGAGCCGAAAAAGTGGCCCCTGGGAAAAACACGTTTAACCCATGTTAATACGCATTCTCTTTCTTCTTCGGAACGTTTGTGAATTCACCAAAGCGATCCATATACGGCATCTTCGGAATATTGTAAAGATCCGTCACAGACGTCATGGCGTTCGGATTCATTCGACGGATCATCTTTCGAGCCGAATTCCCGATCCAGTCATACCCGTATCGCATGCTCATGTATGCGTGTATGACGACGAAGCCCAATAAAGCAAAGATTACGATATACGGCAACGACGCATACATTATTCATAGACTATACATAATATGCCCGGGGGACTCATGCAGCTCACCGCTTACGGTGCGCAGAACGTATTCGTCAACGGTAATCCGTCCATGACGTACTTTACCAAACTCTACAAGCGGACAACCAATTTTGCTATGGAACATTTTCGCATAGATCCTCGTGGCGTTACCGATACGTCCATGCCGAACGCCGGAATAAAGACCTTCCGGTTCAAAATACCCAACTATGCAGACATGCTACACGACTGCTACCTGTGCGTCAACATCCCCGACATTTGGTCTCCTCTCGTCCGAACCGATAGGTTCAACGGCGCCGAATCCACCGAATTTCAATGGGTTCGCAATTTGGGATACAATATGATCGAAGAGATCTCCGTAACATTCAACGGGACACAGATCGCCAGCTTTACGGGCGAATGGATGAAGGTCATGAGTTACCTGAAGGATTCCAAGTCAAAGCGCCAAACGGTAGATCAGATGGTTGGAAATCTTACCGAGCTCTACGACCCCGCAAACGCCGATGGTCGCATGAACCAATACCCGAACGCAATCGCTACGTCTGCAGTACCAATCACTGCTCCGTCAATTCAGGGTCGGCAACTCACCATTCCGCTACCGTTCTGGTTCTGCCAGGAGATTTCACAAGCGCTGCCGCTCATCGCCATGCGCCTGACGGAAGTCGAAATACACGTCACCTTCACTAGTCTGTATAACATATTCACGGTTATGGACACAGACTCTACATCGTCGACGTTCGGGTACCGCATTCCGGGGTCTCCGAACAGCCCGTACACGGGTATTCAAAATTTCCTTTCCTATCCAGACACCCAAGGAAATCCTCAAAATTCAGCCCTGACTTCGTGGAATCTAAACCCGTATATCGAAGCCAATTATATTTTCATGACGGACACGGAACGGTCTCACGTAGCGGCCTACGAACGAACATTCCTCATAAATCAGGTACGGTATGTCTACGTGGAGAAGCAGTATGGGCTCAACAACCTATTGATTCCCATGTTCAATCTTTGCACTCGAGTTGTAGCTCTCTTTCAGCGCTACGACCGTGCTCAACTCAACGATTGGGACAACTACACGAACTGGGACGAGATTGTGAATCCGACCATAAACACCAACCTCATGCCGTTCAACGGAGTATACCCTACACAACAGCTCTTTACGACCGGTCCGGCGTTCACGAACAACATGGGTACACAGGATATTCTCGTAGAAGGAAACCTGATATTCGACGGCAAGGATAGGTTCACTACAAAGAATGTTAATTTTTTCAGAGATATTCAGAATTTCCGCTTCTCGACAGGCCCGTGTCGTGACCTTCCCGGAATATACCTTTATTCGTTTGCTCTCGATCCCAATATGATCACGCAGCCATCTGGAAGCGTCAACGCATCCATGTTTAACAAAACAACGTTTCAGTACACACTGCTGGTCCCCCCGACCGTATCGACCGGCAACAGCACGCAAACAGCCATCTGCGTAACAAAGGACAGTGTAAACAGCAGTATTCAGGTTCCCGTTCCAGTAGGCTCTACCATTTCACCTGCACCAGGCGTTCCTCCTTTGATCCAACCCGGCAATACGATCACTGTATATTCGAGCCCTACAAACACCTATGTGCAATTTCAAGGCTATAATACGATCGTCTACATCGAGTCGTACAATTTCATGAAGGTTACGAACGGACAAGCAAATGTCGTGTTTACTACATAATGAGTAGCACGGAGAGCATTATATTGCCCGACGAGAACACGATAGAGCCCGACATCGAGCCTATTCCGAAACCACTTGTGAATTCATTTCCGGCATTTGCCTCGTATTTCGCATGGTTCTCGTTTCTAATCGTCATATGGTTCGTCTCGGGTGTAGGTCTGTACGGGTTTCTGAATCGCAATAACATGCTATACAGCGTAGCTTACGTCGTTTGGGCGTTTCCACTTGTCGGACTCCTCATCTGCGTCCTTTCTGGAACTTCGACCGTGATTTGGTCGGGAACCATCCTGTTCTGGACACTTATCATTCTTGGGATTGAAGGAGTTCGGGCAGTGATATATGGGTTTGATCCGAAAATGTTACCCCCGGAGTTTGCGTCGCAAGCTCTAGCATAGCCTGTTCTGGATTTTCAAAGTTTCGAAACAGCACTTGGTTCACTTCCGCCGGGCTCCATTTTCCGTCGAGATCCGGACGATCCCAATTCAACGTCGGAAGGTCATAGAATCCCATAATCATTTGCCGGAGAATGTTCGAAGAGCACTTCTTGAACTGAATGATCATATCTATGCGCCCGGGACGAATAAGTGCACGGTCAAAGCGCTCTGGGAAGTTTGACGTAAACACGAGAATGCGCCCGGAGGACTCCAGAGTTCCGTCGAGCAGGTTCAGAAGAAATGCGAGGTCAATCGGGTCTCGGATGATATCGTCGTCTAGCTCGGGTGCAAACGGGTCCTTTGAGGGAGCAGCGACAGCTTTCTCTGGCTGTTTCCATTCACGTTTCAACAAGACGTCTCCCATGGCGTCGGCGTCCTCAATGATATACACTCGCTCCGAAATCGGGATTGTATATTTTTCGAGATTCTGACCATTATAGACGTGAATATCGTCGCTAAAAAACAGATGACGCAGCTGTGTCTTTGTTTTGATTTCCGAGAGCTGGATATTGACGGGGTGGCGTCTCGCTACATTGGCGATGGCCTTGATTTCGGACGTCTTGCCCGTACCCGGTTCTCCATGAAACAGGAACCCAAGAGTATATGGAATGCCCTTGCGCTCATACCAACTGCGATTCTCCAAGAAAAACTCGACTCGCTTTTTGACGACCGGCTGCTCCTCAAAGTACACATTGTTGAAGGTACGAGTTGTCGAAAACTTGTGCTTTGAATATACTAAAAACCCAGTCGGTAGAGGAGTTCCGTTCGAGCGCTGCTTTTTCTTACCTTCGACAATCTGGTCGAAAAAATAGAGGTCGTTTCCGAGCTTGTTCAACATCTTGCGTTCATACTCCTGATTGCACGAGTCTACGAACGCCTGTAGTACACGGATCGTGCCTTTCTTGCTGAACAATTGAAATTTAATGTTCTTGATATTTCCGTCGTCGACATCGACGCTCACAAGCTTAAAGTATACATCTTCGCCCACTCGAACTGGTTCAAATTCGTGAGGTAAGTAGTCGTGATTTGCGATCGAAAGAAGACGCTTGGTGGCCGGAGAGCACGATACGTAATGGATCACGGCATCCATGCGAGTGAGGAACGGCGGGCTTTGCCCACCCTTCTGCAAGGGGGCAACGCCTCTCTCGCACTCAATGCAGGCTGAAACATCAGATTCAATTGAAGATGATGTGCTCGATTTCTGCAAACTTTTAATCCATCCAACGACTGCAGCGGCATTGTCGAGGAGACAATACATACCGGCATTACCCAAAAACGACCAGACAGAGTGTGTATTCGACACTGCATACACGAGGAAGGCGGTGCGGACTATGGCGTCCATTGTGTGATACGGCTACTTAACACCTAAGCATTTATCGAGAGTCGGAACCCCCTCATGCACCGGCTTGTTGCGGCGGAGACGGAGCTGCTGCGAGGCCTTGTCTACGGTTTCTACAGTAAGAGCTACGTAGGACTTTACGTCTCGGACAGACGCCTGTGTATTGACGGAAGGCATGTAAAGACGGACGGGAGGCATAGCAGACTGCAGTGGTTTGGTTGCCTTGAACAGAAATTCTCGATACTGCTGGATGTCTAGCGTCCCACCAAACATTCGCAGGATGCGTTTATCGGGGGCCGGTTGAATTTCAGAGGACTCGTAGAGGGATCCGTAGAGCGAAATCATCAGAGAATGTCGAAGCCACTTGTCGCTCTGAGTCAACCTCGACTCGGAGTAGGTATACGCAAGGCCACATTCCGGACTGCAGAAGTTCCCTTCCGCTCTGTATGTGTTTGAATGCGTGTCGTAGTGTGTGGGAACTACAAATGCTTTATTTAGAAATGTATGGCAGCACCAAAAACATGCGGCATCTTGCGGGTATTCTTGAATACACTGTAGTTTGGAAACAAGCTCGTGAATAACGGCTTCGTCGAACCGCTGCTGACCATGTCCCAGAGATTCACGCAGAATGTCCGAGTAGGGACGGACGTCGTTTTCGGAATTCGAGGGCTCGGGGCATCCAGTTACACCCGAATTATGCACAGAGTCCACGAATTCCTTCGAGACCTTTAATGCAAAAATTACAGGGGGTAGTGCTAATAGTTTTGCGTCTCCGCCGACGCTGCTTGCATTCTTTTTTGAACGAGGAGGCATTTGTGTATTCGATCCTTTTCCGTGTAAAACGAACCGAATAGATCCAATGGGGTATGACTGCACATCGCAGGACATAGAATGGCTTCATCGTACAAGAAGCATACGCACCGTGAGCATATTTTGGAGCTTCCCGATACGTACGTGGGTTCGGTGCAGAATTGCTCGGAACTCATGTACGTCGTCGAGGATGAAGTGTTCACGCAGAAGGCCATTGCAGAATTCAATCCAGGGTTCTACAAGCTGTTTGACGAGATCGTCGTCAACGCTCACGATCAGGTCGTGCGTATGCGCCAGCGTGGTAGCGAAAACCCAGTAAAGAACATCCGCATCGACATCATCGAGGATACAATCACCGTTGAGAATGACGGTGAGGGTATTGATGTTATCGAACATCCCGAATATAAGGTGTGGGTGCCGCAGCTGATCTTTGGTGAGCTGCTGACGTCGACAAACTACGACAAGGAGGAGAAGAAGCTCGTCGGCGGAAAGAATGGATACGGTGTGAAGCTCGCCAACATATTCAGCCGGCGACTCACCATCGATCTCGTGGACGGCGTGCGGGGCAAGAAGTATGTACAGACCTGGGAAGACAATATGACTGTCGTGAAACCTCCAAAGATCACGAGTGTGAAGAGCAAGCCGTACGTCAGCGTATCGTGGACCCCCGATTTCAAGCGGTTCGGAATGACGACCATTACGCCCGACATGATGGGTATATTCCGTCGACGTGCGACCGATCTGGCGATGACGGTAGGAAAGGACGTCAAGGTCTACTGGAACAAAACGCTGATTAAGTGCCGTGACCTGGCGGTCTACGCCGGAGAGTTTGTAAAAACACCCATCGTACAGTATTCGACGGATCGGTGGAGCGTGGCGATCACGGACACGCCTACGGATGGCTTCCTGCAGGTGTCGTTCGTCAACGGTATCTGGACGTCCAAGGGAGGCACGCATGTCGACCACATTTTAAACCAAGTTGTCTCGCACATTGTCGAGTATCTCGACACCAAGAAAAAGATCAAGGTGAAGCCGTCGCTCGTCAAGGAGAACCTGGCGATCTTCGTGACGGCCCAAATCGAGAATCCGGCCTTCAACTCGCAGACCAAGGAAACGCTGACGACCAAGAGCACTGCGTTCGGGTCAGCGTGCAAGCTACCCGAGGATGTACTGAAGAAGATCCAGACCAAACTTGAACTGGTCGATACACTGGTGGTGGCGCAGAAAGAAAAGGATGATAAGGACAACAAGAAGTCGGATGGAAAAAAACAGAGCAAAATCTATGGCATCCCAAAACTTGAAGATGCTGCTTGGGCAGGGACGGCCAAGTCCGCCGCCTGTACCCTCATCCTTACCGAAGGCGACTCCGCAAAAGCAATGGCTCTCAGCGGTCTTACGAAGACTCAGCGCCAGTCTTTCGGCGTGTTCCCACTGCGGGGGAAAATCATGAACGTCAAGGATAGCAGTGCCTCGAAAGTGGAGCTGGCCAAGGAGATTGCCGAGCTAAAAAAGATCATCGGCCTTGAATCGGGCAAGGAATACAGGGACACCAACGGGCTGCGCTACAGCCGTGTCCTAATCATGACCGACCAGGACTATGACGGGTCGCACATCCGTGGTCTGCTCGTCAACCTCTTCCACGAGCTGTGGCACGACCTCATGAAGATCCCCGGTTTCCTGGCGTACATGGCCACGCCGATCGTCAAGGCGACGAAGGGGGCAAAAACGCAGGCATTCTATACACAATACGAATATGATCAATGGAAAGCAACGGCAGGATCGGGCTGGTCGATCCAGTATTACAAGGGACTTGGCACCTCCACACGTGAGGAGGCGCAGGAGTACTTTGGTGCGCTGAATATCACTGAATTCTCGTACACGCCCGAGAGCGACGGTGCCGTAGATCTTGCCTTCAACAAGTCGAGAGCCGACGACCGCAAGGTGTGGCTGCAGGGGCACTCGGCATCGTCCATCATCGTGCCGCATGCGGATCGAAAGCTACCGTACGACGAGTTCGTGCATCGTGATTTGATTCACTTCTCGTACTACAACCTCGAGCGGTCCATCCCGAACGTGATGGACGGCTTGAAAACATCGCAGCGCAAGATTCTGTTCGGGTGCCTCAAGCGCAATCTTACCTCGAAAGTCAAGGTGGCCCAGCTGGCGGGCTATATTTCCGAGCACTCGGGATACCATCACGGCGAGATGTCTCTGAATGAAACCATCATCGGTATGGCCCAAGACTTTGTGGGCAGCAACAACGTGCCGTGGCTGGTCCCGAAGGGTCAGTTCGGGACTCGGCTGGAGGGCGGCAAGGATTCGGCGGCGTCGAGGTATATCTTCACGTACCTGCAGCCATACCTGAAGAACCTCGTGCCCCACGACGATCTCGGCGTTCTAAAGTACCGTGACGACGACGGGCTGTCGGTCGAGCCAGAATGGTATGCGCCCGTTCTACCCATGCTGCTCGTCAACGGCTGCCGGGGCATTGGTACTGGTTACTCGACATTCGTACCTTGCTACGACCCCGCTGTTCTCAAAGACGTTCTCACTCGCTGGCTCGTTTCGGGAATGGAGTCAGATGCAATCCTGAAGGAGGTAGCGTTGGTTCCGTGGTACCGCAACTTTGGCGGTCGGATTGCCGGAGATGCCGGGGACTTCGTAATGACTGCACGTTATACCTACAATGCAAAAACCAAAACAATTATCGTCAGCGACTTACCTGTCGGATACTGGACGTCGGGATTCAAGCAGATGCTCGATGCATATTGCGAAAAGAAGGAGGTCGTCAAGGACTATGCAGACACCTCGACCGACATCGACGTTCATTTTGAGATTGTGCTGTACGACGACATGCCGATCCCCATGCTAGAGAAGACGTTCGGCCTCACAGAAAAGATTAAAACCACAAACATGCATGCTTTCGATCCCACTGGCAAGATCAAAAAGTATTCGAGCGCCAACGAGATTCTCGTAGACTACGCCCACGAGCGGCTTTCGCTCTATTCGAAGCGGAAGGAGCACCTGCTTGCCCTCCTGAACGAGAAGCTTCCGTGGCACCGCAGTGTCGTCAAGTTCTTGACGCTCATGTGCGACGACGTTATAGATCTGCGGAAGAAGAGCCTGTCGGAGTGCAAGGCTATACTGGCGTCTCATAGCTTAGAATGCATCGACGACCTGCTCAAGCTGCCGTTCAGCAGTATTACCGAGGAAAATGTACGCAAGCATCAAACCGAACTTGACCGTCTGAATGCCGAGATCGCCGAGACAACTCGCACGTACCCCCACGAGTTCTGGCTTAAGGATTTGAGCCTGCTGAAAGTATAACAGGAGGATGCAGAATAACGGCAAAGCTATTTACCAGTCGCTTCTCGCCCAAACCGACGAAGAGGCTCGGGAAGACTACCAATACGATCCACGTGTCGCTATGTTTGATAGCCGCAACGCAGGGGACACGCCGGCCGAACCCGTCGTACAAATGTCCGTAGGAGGTACTGAGTATACACGGGACGAAATAACCACAGAACCGCCAAGCGACGACCGGGAGCACGCAGTTCAAGACTTCCCGACGATGATCGAAAAAAATTATACGGTGATTATTGATAGCGCACATCGGGACTGGACCGTGCAGCCCGACGCATATTCTAATATTTTTAATTTTGGGTACGAAAACAACATAAACATTAATGGACCGCAAACACCGTACTACTATAACAATCCCTTTGTCCCACTCGCTGCATACGAGACGACTCTGACCAAGTTGAACTCGCCAGTGGGCACCGGTGCACTGAACGCCATCCAAACGGCTCCGAATCGCAATCCTCAGACATTCCCTCCAGGTGTCCAAGCACCTGCATATCTGAATCGTTACTCGGCCACGGTGAATCCAGTCTACGGATGGAAACTCGTATATAGAAACGGAATACCCCTGCATTCCCCCCAGCCGTTCAGTTATACAGACCCTACCGTTCGGGTGTTTTTCTATCCAGTATACGACGAGAGTGCAACCAGAGGTGCCCAGATCGGAATAGATATACAGTCGAACCGATATGCCGTTCACCAGTACAACTATTGTTCAACGAAACAGTTTTCCAACGTAACGAGTATTCGCCTTATTCGGGCGACTCTACCATTCCGTGCTCTGTCTCCTTACGCACCGAATACATTCTCCGGGACAAATTATTACCCAGACGGCTTCCATAATAAGCCGTACTTACTGTTGAATATTGAAAACATGGACGGACTGCAGTACGGTGGTGCCCAGGAAATTCAAAAATCGTTCACGAGTCTTGTCCAGGGCCAGCGTGGAGTCTACAACCTGCAGACACCGATCTCTGCCCAGTGGAACGACTACTATTGTTGGGATGAAAAGGTCGAGTTCAGGTTTGACCCTCCGCTCGGAATGCTATCAAACGCTGCGCTGCAGCTCATGAGTTCCTTGGGTCAACCCTTCTCCCAGATCGACAATATGAATGTAGTCGCACTCCAGCTACAGACTGGATTGAGTTTTGGAAAGGTGCAGTTCTTCGTGTCGAAGAACGCCATGGATTCCAATGCATATTCGGACAACAATGTGTTTTTCAATAAAGATCTCGAAGTAGGCGACGAGATTGCATTCTACCTTCCTGCACTAACTACACTTGCCTCAGATGCTTCGGCAACGCAGTACACATCCGAGTTCTTCAACGCCCTTTCGAACGGAATGCTCGTGACGGACATTCTCCGCAATGACTTTTCGACGTCCCAGATTTTTCCGACGACGGCGTACGGTACATCCTTTATGGCCGTACCCAAATCATCCAACGTGTATACGACATGGTCGGGGCTTACCGTGACCACATCCTCCCTATGCCTTCAAGAGTATGCCTCGGCCCCGAAACCATTCATGCAGAGCCGGTCATTCTCATACGATCTGTGGCTGCCTATGATGAATGTTAACGCACAGGCCTGCTTTGCGATGGGCGTCACCGTACTCGAACCGGATATCAGCAAAATTAAGGGCGAAAATATCCCAGCCAAGTAGATAATGAGCTCTACGGGCGAACTGTTCCCGCTTCAAACGAACGAACTTGCGAGGTACTACATCGAGTCTGCAGTGCCGAACGCCCCCAAGCACACGGGATTTGTTCCGACCCTTGCAGACCCCGAGACGAGCTCCACGCAGGCGTTTCGCCTATTCAACACGCACCACGAGGATCCTCGACTTGAGTACGGTTCCACATTTAAACAACAGGCAACCATCCGTATCCATACATCGACGATTCTGAACCAAGCGTTCTTCTCGGACAAGAACATAGAGCATCTCCAGGGCGAACTTCGTCACCGTGTATGGCTTAAAAGCGGCAAGCAGCACGTGATTGACCCCCAGCGCCCGGACGAGCTGAAGACCATTATGCGATCGTACTATCTCCAGTATGCCGGGAACGTTCCGGGCCAGGAAGCTGCTGAACTGGAGAATTTGAACGAGCGGGTTCTGGCGTTCTGCGTGAACGACGTGCTCGGCAGCATCAACATGTTCTTGCACAACCGCAAGGAAGTTCTCGACTTTCCCTCGCCAATCAGCAACCCGATCAACGTCGACGTCAAGGGTACAAAGACTGCGGAATTCAAGGCGTTCTTTTAAGTTCAGTCTTAGTAATGTTCCGCTCCTTTCGGGGTACGATATATGCAAAAACAACGAAGGGGCTACTCATTTACGATTCTGAAAGTTTTCGACCCGTTGAAGCAATTGCATGGAATCCGGCAACCCGCAAGGTCGAGCCCGTATACGGCGCACTCTGTCATGAACTTTTTGATGCAAACTATGGTTACGGAACCCCCGAGATGCAGGCGTACTGCGAGAAACTTGAAGTTGACGAATCAAGCGTAAAGATCATTGAGAACCCAGATGAGTTTTGGCGATGGACGGAGCAGCCGCTTGAGTGGCTGAAAGATCGCCCCGTGGTTCTGCACCCCTGCGTGAAGGCACTGGGGAGGGCCGACTACCTGAGGATTCTCGGACTCCGTGCAAAGACTCTAAAACGTATGCCTCGTCAAATCCGAGGAACTATTAAACAACGAAGACGATAATGAGGGTCAACTTGGTTTCCACGCACCGAAATCAAACCGGACTCGCACAGGATGTGGATATTTTACAGGGAATGTGGGCAGTAGCGGACGATACTGTAAAGTTTCGCCGCATTCACCACGCTCAGCCCGAATGCGAAGAAGCCGAGATCAACGTATTCTTTGAAGTTCTGAACCCTTCGCTCTTCACGTACGCCGCCAAGAACGTGTGGATTCCCAACCCCGAGTGGGCCTACCGGTCGTGGAGTACGTACCTTGCAAATATTGACGAGATTTGGTGCAAGACGCACGAAGCCGTGGAGGTGTTTTCGAAGCTGCACGTGAACGTCAAGTATATCGGATGGACGTCCATTGCGAAGGGAATTCCGGAGAAGAAGAATTTCCACAAGGCGCTCGTCATCACCGGAAAGAACATCTTTCGTCACCCTCAGTTTATCGTGGACGCATATGCATCGACATTTGAGACTACGAGTTTACCCGAGCTACACGTCATATACGACGGGAGTCGTATGAATCTCGACGTTCCCGAATCACTCAAGGGTCTCGTATATACATACTCGGAGACTCTCAAGGAAAAGCAGTACAATGAGCTGCTGCACGAATGTGGTCTGGCGATTTGCGTTTCGGGAGCAGAAGGGTTCGGTCATGCCGTGAATGAGGCGGCCTCCACGGGCAGCGTCCTCCTTCTCAACGAAATACCCCCTTTCAAAGAGTTTGGATACGAAGCCGTGTGGGCGGAGAATATTGGAAAGGTGCAGCACCCCGAATGCTTTGCGGACATGTTCAACACGACACGGGAGTCCGTCGTCAGCGCCCTCAAGGCGTACGTGGCGTTGACGTACCGCCAGCGCAAGACTATGTCTGAGCACAACGCAGACTTGTACGTGAAGCGACACTCCGAGTGGACGGAGAGCATGAAGTCGTTTCTGAAGCAGTACTCAACATCGGAGGTATTTTCAATCGACTCCACTGCGGTCCCCGAAGATCAACTTCCGGGCGTGACTATCGTGACGCCGACTCGTGACCGCATGAAGTTCATGGAGATCTGTGCGGGCTGCGTCAATTCTCAGTGCTATCCGGCCGAAAAGCTCGAGTGGATTGTGATTGACGACGGCAAGGACACATGCGAGGAGTTTGTAAAATCCGTACCCTTTGGGCGACACGTTCTTGAAATGCCAGGTAAGACTATCGCATGGAAGCGAAACCTCGGGGCAAAACTCGCTAAATTTCCAGTGATTGTACACATGGACGATGACGATATTTATCCACCCAATAGCATTCTGTTCCGAGTTTCGATGATGCTGCGAGCCAAGAAACAGGCCGTGTTCTGCACGACCATCTCGTGCTACGATATTACAAACTATATATCGTTTGTAAATGTCCCACCTATGCGGCTTCCGCAGAGCATGCGAGTGTCCGAGGCGACCTTGTGTTATACGAAATCGTTCTGGACAGAGAAGGGGTTTGACGAGGATACGAAAATAGCGGAGGGCAACACATTCATTCGGGGACGCGAACATATGTGTAGCGAATTATCGCCACAGGAAATTATTGTGAGTTTGGTACATCCGTGGACGACGTCGTCACGGAAATCGCCGAAGGGCATGGAGCCGAACGGGTGTCATTTTGGCTTCACCGAAGACCTGTTCAAGATGCTTTCAACGATCGGAATGTCTACTTGCGCATCTTCTTGAGGCGCATCGTCAGCTTCTTGGCCTTCTTGGCGACACGCTTAAGCTCGTTCGCCAGCTTCTTGGCCGTCGAGCGGCGGCGGCGGCCACCCTCCAGCTTGCCGCCCTCGAGCTCCTTCAGGTCCTTTGCCGCACCCTCCATATCGTTCTTCGGGGCCGAAACGCCCGGGACCGGGACGGGGGCCGGCTCCTCACCACCACGGTGCTTGCGGCTGTGGCGGCGCTTGCTGTGGCGGCGGCGGCCGCCGTCAAGGGGGGCAGGGGTAGATTCAGTCTTTTCAGGGGCTCCGCTCATTTTTGTTTATACTTGAATACAGAGATTTTTTACGCCGAGCACATGAGACACTCTGGTTCCGACGATGACGAAGGCACTGCAGATGGCTCAACTGTGAATTTTTGGGCAGACGCCACGGCCTTTGTGCGGAGGTAGTAGCAGCCCGTCTTCAGCCCCTTCTTCCAGGCGTACACATGCATACTGGAAATTCGGGCGTACGTCGGATCGGCTACAAACAGGTTCAATGACTGCGACTGGCAGACGTAGGGTGCCCGATCTGCAGACATGTTGATGATCGTCTTCATTGGAATCTCCCATGCCGTCTTATACCGCTCTCGGATCTCCGAAGGAAGGCCGGCAAGACCTTGCACGCTTCCGTTGTCTGCAATGATGCGATTGCGAATATCGGAGTTCCACAGCCCGAGCTTCACGAGATCGTCGACGAGGTACTTGTTGATGATGATGAAGTCACCTGCTAGAACGTGGCGGACGTACAGATTCGAAGTGAATGGCTCGAAGCACTCGTTGTTTCCGAGAATCTGTGACGTCGATGCGGTGGGCATCAGGGCGATCGACAGAGAGTTGCGCAGTCCATGTTGGACGACCGATTTACGAAGTTCTGCCCATTCCATTTCAACGTCCCAGAGTTGCGGCTGAAGGTTCCCAAAAGACGCCGGAGATCCCCGGAACGTAGAGTACGGTCCTCGCTCAACGGCAAGTGCGCAGGACTCCTCGATGGCGGCGTAGTAAATGTTGGCGAAAATCTTGCGATTGAGTTCTTCTGCCGCCTTGGACTGCCACGACAGCTTCATCATTGCGAACACGTCGGCGAGACCCTGGACTCCGATGCCGATGGGTCGGTGACGCAGGTTAGAGTTGCGACACTCTTCAGTGGGATAGTAGTTGCGGTCAATTACGTTATCGAGATTGCGAGCGAGAATGCGAGTGTACTTGCGGAGCTCTTCGAAATCGTACGTCGGGGTGCCGTTGACGACCTTGACAAACTTGGGCAGCGAGAGGCTGCCGAGATTGCAGACGGCCGTCTCGTTCGACGATGAAAACTCCATAATTTCGGAACATAAATTGGAGCTCTTGATTGTGCCCAAATTCTGCTGATTCGACTTTGCGTTGGCGGCATCCTTGTAGCACAAGTAAGGGGTTCCTGTCTGAATTTGGGCGTCGAGAATCATCTGCCAGATCTTCTGTGCAGGGACTGACTTGCGACCTTTCTTGGCCTCCTCGTACGACGTATACAGCTCTTCAAACTTCGCCCCGCTGCAGTCAGAAAGCCCGGGGCACTC